TGCGCGGCGGGTTGAAGAAGTGCCGCCTCGTCACCACGCCGAACGGCGTCGGCAACAAGGCGCATGAGCTGTGGCAGAAGAATTACCAGGTGGCCGGCTCGAAGTGGAGCTGCCACCACGTTGACATCTACGAGGCGGTCAAGGCCGGGCTGCCGGTGGACATCGAGGAACTCAAGGCCGCGCTCGATGATCCGGAAGGCTGGGCGCAGGAATACGAGCTAAACTTCCTCGACCAGGCGACGGTGCTGCTGCCCTACGAGCTGATCATCCCCTGCGAGAATCCGCTGGCGACGGCGATGTGCGACCCGGCGTTCTTCCAGTCCGGCGGCACGCCGGTCTTTTGCGGGATTGATTTTGGCCGCACCCGCGACCTCACGGTCTGCTGGACATTGGAACTGGTCGGCGGCGTCTTCCGCATGACCAAGGAGGTTTTGGAGCTGAGCAAGATGTCCACGCCGGATCAGTTGGAGATTCTGCGGCCACGCCTGCGCCGGGCGACGCGCGTGTGCCTGGATTACACCGGGCCGGGCGTCGGCCTGGGCGACCTGATGGTCGCGCCGAAGGAAGTCTTTGGCGAATACAAGCCGGAGGAGCACAAGTTCGGGAAGGTCGAGCTCTGCACCTTCTCAAACAAGCTCAAGCTGGAAATTTTCCCCTCGCTACGGGTGGCCTTCGAGCAGAAGACCCTCGGCATCCCGGTGAGCCGGGTCATCCGTGAAGACCTGCACAGCGTCAGCCGCGTGGCGCTGGCGGGCGGCGGGGTGACTTACCGCGCCCCGCACACCGCCGCCGGCCACGCCGACCGCTGCACCGCCCTGGCGCTGGCGCTGCGGGCGGGCAGTTCCACCGGGATGGACTACTCAGCCACCCTAATCTGATGAGCACCCCGTCTAAAATCGTTTCTGCCGAAAAAAATGAGGCGTGCGCCTCTTTGTGCGCGCCCGGCATGAAACCGGGCTATTCAAGGCAGCAAACGCCGTTGCAAGGGCATCTAGCGGCTGGCCTCGGCGTCACTGCGGCCTTTTTTTTTCCTGCTGGGGGTGGAAATGAGTAAAGCCTCCTTCATTTCCAAAATCGGCGGGCTAAAAGGCGCGCTCAACTACGTCTGGCGCGGGAGCATCGCGCCGTTCGACCGGCTGCCGCTCTCCGGCGACAGCGCGGGCGACAAAATCAAGTCGCCCTACCAGCAGTCCGTGTGGGTGCAGCGCGCGATCAAAACCGTCGCCAACCCCATCGCCAGCGTGCCGCTGTGCTTTTACGAGGGCGAGACGGAACTTGAAGACCCCGCGCTCACGGCCTTCTGGGAAAACCCGGCGCGCGGCCTGTCGCGGGCTGATTTCATTGAGGCGCTCGCCGGCTGGCTCAAGCTGGAAGGCGAGGCGTTCATCCTGCTGGATGACAATTTCCTCGTGCCGTTCCCGGAAATCCGCACCGCTTGGCCGCAGCTCATTCTTGCCCGGCCCGACCGGATGCGCGAGGTCATCACCGGCGGCACGCTGGCCGGCTGGCAGTTCCTCGACGGCAAAGGCAAGAGCTTCACGCTGCTGCCCGAGCAGGTCATTCACCTGAAGTTCTGGAATCCCTACAACGAATGGCGCGGCCTCTCGGAACTGGAAGCCGCCTTCATCGCGGCGGACGCGGATTATCTCTCGGCGAATTTCGAGCGGAACCTGATGGCCGCGAACGGCGACCGGGGCAACATTGTCATCGCCAAGGGCGGCGCGCTCACTGACCCACAGAAGACACAGATCGAGGCCGCGCTCCGGCAGAAGCAGGCGGCGGTGCGCAGCGGAAACTTCCGCACGATCTTCCTCACCGGCGACGTGGCCATCGAGGATCCAAAGATTCAAGCGCCGGATGCGAACTTCGTCGCGAGCCGGTTGCAGAAGCGGCACGAGATTGCCATCGCCTTCGGCGTGCCGCCCTCGATGTTCGACGTGGTGGCCAGCTACAGCGTCGGCTCGGCCAGCGACCGCTTCCGGCTCATCGAGGAGACGGCGATGCCGCTCAGCGCGAAGATCGCCGGGGGCATCAGCCTGGTTGTGGGCAAGATGACGGGCCGCGCGCTCAAGGCCGAGTTCGACTGGGATGAACACAGCGTCATGCAGCAGGTTCGCAGCGAGCGCGTGGCGAGCGCGGTGCAGCTCTTTGATCGCGGCCACTCCTGGGAGACGCTCAACGACTACCTCGCGCTCGGCCTGAAACCGTTCGAGGGATGGGAAAAGCGCTATCTCCCCTTCAGCTTGCAAGAGGCTGGCAGCGATGTTGAAACCGACGTGCAACCCGCGCCCGCGCCAGCCGAAGGCCTGCCCATCACCGAGCAGCTCCGCGCACTCTTCAATTCAAAACTCAAATCTCAAAACTCAAATCTGGCGGCGCAGCCGCACCTCTGCGCCGCCGATCCCGGCTTCGAGCGCAGCATTGAGGGTAGCATCCGGCTCAAGCGCGCGAAGCTGAAAAAATTCTTTTTCGACCAGCGCGTCTTCGCGCTCAGGAAACTGGAGGCGCTCAACAACGAGGTAGGGACGCGGTGCCCCGCGTCCACGCCGGACGCGCAGCAGCGCGTCCCTACCACCCGCGCCATCACCGAGGAGGACATCAACCGCGCCTTCGACACCGTGCTCGCGATGAACCGCAAGTGGCTCGACGCCGAGAACAAGAAGCTGCTCGCGCTGATGAAGCCCGCGCTCATCACGGATCTGGAATTCGGCGGCGCGCAGATCGCGAAGGAGGTCGGCATCGCGGACTTCAAGCTCGCGCCCCAGGAGACGCTCAATTATTTCGAGAACCGCCGGCTGCGCATCGAGGAGGTCAACTCCACCACGTTCGACGGGCTGAAGGCCGCGCTGATTGACGGCGTGAAGAGCGGCGACACCTTCGAGCAGCTCACCGACCGCGTGCGCGCGGAGTTCAACACCGCGAGCACCAGCCGCGCCGAGACCATCGCGCTCACCGAGACGAACACGGCGGTCAACAGCGGACGGCAGACGGCGATGGAGCAGGTTGGCGTCGAGCGCAAGGGCTGGGTGACGGCGCATCTGGAAGGCACGCGCGTGTCGCACAAGCTCAACGAGGATTTCAGCGAGGCGAACAACGGCATTCCCATCGGCGACCTCTGGCCGAACGGCCTCGCGCATCCGTGCGACCCGGACGGCGACCCCAGCCAGGTGATCAACTGCCGCTGCATCGGCTTCGCGGTGATGGCCGCGAAGGGCGTGAAGTGCTGCAAGCCCAAGGTGTTTTTGAGCTTCGAGGAATTTTCAACCAAGGCCACGACATGAAAAATCTCCGCCCGCAAATCACCCTCTCGAACGGCCACGCCGGATTCCGCACGCTGCTCGCCGCCGAGGTGCGCGTGCTCTCGGCCAAGGATGGCCTCGTGGAATACGTCGCCAGCGACGAGACGATTGACAGCTACCGCGAGATCGTGCGCGTGGACGGCTGGCGCTTTGACCAGTTCGCGAAGAACTCGCCCTTCGTCAACACCCACGACTATTCCGACATCCGCAACCTGCTCGGCAAGGTGCTCGACTGGAAGGTGGACAAGCGCAACCGCCGGCTCATCGAGACGGTGCAGTGGGCGATTGACGCGGAACTGCCGGAGGATCATCCCGTCAACATCGGCTGGAAGCTCACCCAGGCCGGCTACCTCAAGGCTGTGAGCGTCGGCTTCTGGCCGGTGAAGTATTATTCCCGCTGGGACCAGAACCCCACCGGCTTCCACCAGCAGTTGAACGATCTCGGCATTGAAGACAAGGAGCAGGTTCGCTGCATCTACACCGAGCAGCAGCAGATCGAACTCTCCGCCTGCGTCATCGGCGCGAATCCAAACGCGCTCCAGATGGCGGCCAAGGCCTACAAGGCCGGCGTCCTCACCGACGCCCAGCTCGAAACCATTTCCACGGAACTGTCCTTGCGTGAACCCGTGCCCGCGACTGCTGACCCTGCCGATGTCGCGGCCACCCGGCGGCAGGCGCGCGAGAAGTTCCTTGGTCAACTGCAAACCACCATCAACAAAATCAAATGAAAATTCATCTCTCCCCCACAGCCGCCGAGGGCGGCGGCGAATTCGAGGCGCAGGTCCTCGACAAGGTCGGCACCATCGAGCGGACGGTTGGCGACCTCAAGAAAAACTCCGCCGAAGTCATCCTCGCCGACCAGTCCCGTTGGCCGAAGGAACTCAAGGCCGCGATGGAAGACCTCACGAAGCTCAAGGGCGTCGCCAACGACACGCAGGGCAACTTCGACAAGATGACGAAGCGCATGGAGCAGCTCCAGGCCATCGTCAAGCGCGAGGCCCGCATCGCGTTCGGCAACCCCATCGAGCGCATCACCCGCGACGAGCAGCTCTCCGCGCGCATGAACGCGCTCATCCGCATCGGCCTCTCCGACGGCGAGCGCAACTACCGCAAGGACGCCATCGGCATCCTGGAGCGCGCCGACCTCGGCAGCGTCGCCAAGGCGCTTGGTGAGGACAGCTCGCCCGGCTCGACGCTGATCAACCAAGACCTCCTCACCGAGGTCTATCACACGCTCGAATCCTTCGGCATCTGGAACACGTTCGCGGTGCGCGCGCTCGGCACCAAGACGAACATCCTCCCGGTGAAGACGGCCCGCGCGGTCGCGCTCGCCATCATCAGCGAGGGCACGCAGATCAGCGACGACGCGAACAAGACCGGCACCACGGTGACGGCGACCGTCATTGACGTGGCCTGCCTCATCAACGTCTATCTGCGCCTCATCGAGGACGCCGAGGTGGACGTGGTCGGCGACGTGCTGGAGGACTTCGCTGAGGCGGTCGCGTATCGCCTCGACTGGTTCTGCACCCAGGCGGACGGCGGCAGCGACACCACGGACGGCGGCTTCACCGGCGTCTTCGGCGGCGGCGGCACGGACGTGAACGCGGCCAACGGCAACACCACGGTCGAGGCGCTCGACGAGGCGGACTTCCGCAACACGCTGCTCGGCGTGGACGCGGCGGTTCTCCAGCGCGCGGCGAAATGGTGGATGCACCCTCAAATCCTCGTTCGCGCGCTCGCGATCAAGGATGCGAACAAGCGCAGCGTCTTCCAGACCGCGCTCGAAGCCCCGGCGGCCGGCAGCATCGGCAGCATCATGGGCTACCCGGTCATCCTGGGCGCGGCCTGCCCGACGGCAAACACCGCCGGCTCGCGCGTCGCGGTCTTTGGTGATCCGAACGGCCTCGTGGTGGGAATCCGCAAGGGTTTCAGCGTGGACTTCAGCGACCACCACAAGTGGGACTACCTCGCCCGCAGCTTCCGTGGCTACACCCGCGCGGCGGTGAAGGTGCGCAAGGCCACGGCCTTCGGCGCGCTGAAACTGGCGGCTGCCTAAACCAAATCCCTTCCCTCCCTCTCCCCGTGCGATGGGGAGAGGGCAGGGTGAGGGGAAACTTCAAACCAATAATTCAGCAACACAAAACGAACATGAAAACCAAATTCATCACCTCCATCATGGCCGCCCTCGCGCTTGTCGCGTCGCTGGCCTTCACCATCACCCCCGCCCGTGCCGCCGCGCCTGACCAATACGGCTTTGATGCCGTCGCCATCACCAATGGCTCGGCGCTTGGCTTCACTGGGGGCACCAACCACATCCCGGCTTCGTCTACGAACACGTTTAACAGCGTGATCACGTTGACGAAGCACGCGGACTTCACGCTGCAAATCACCTACAAACTGAACGCAGCCGGCACCACCGCAAACGTGTTCAAGTTTGACCATTCGCCCGACGGCACCAACTGGACGGCGAATGCGCTCAACGCCAGCGTGACGCCGGCCGGGACAAGCACCGTGCATCTCGGCACGAACATGACCGTGAACGGCACGGGCTACTGGCGACTCGGCACAGTCGAGAATGCCAACAGCGCGGCACTCACCAACCTCCAGATTCTCGTCTGGAAAAAGCCGATGCGCTACGGCGGCCAGGGTAACCGGTGAACTTGTGGCGCGGGGTCGTCATGGTTCCCCGCGCCCGCTACCGCCCGGCGGCGGTCTCTGTGTTTGGCCGCCGCCGGGTCTTTTCCAATCGCTGAAAGTTGAATGATGAATGTTGAGAGAGAAAAACCGAGGCCGTTGAACACCGCGCTGCAAAGCCCGGTGCGCCACCGCGCCATTCTCGAATCGGTAGGGACGCGGTGCTCCGCGTCCGAGGACGCGCGGCAGCGCATCCCTACCAGTGGCAAGCCTGTTGAACAGGTCATTCAGACCGTCTGCAAGGCCGCTGCCGCCGGGCTGATTTTGCTTTCAACCTTCATCCTTCAACCTTCGACCCTGCACGCCGACACCGTCATCGGCAACGTGGTCAACTCCGGCCTCTCACCCACGCCGACGAACGTCACCTTCACGCCCATCTTCACGCCGAGCGTCAACGGCAACTCGGTCATCTGGACTAGCCCGCGCACGGCGACGAGCGACACCAACGGCGACTTCTCCATCGTGCTCACGCGCGGGCTGTATCGCGTGCAGGTCGCGGCGAACCCGAAGGACTCCTTCATCATCCTCACCACGACGAACATCAGCACGGTCACGAACCAGCTCGTGAGCTTGATCACGAACAGCATCGCCTTCTCGACGAGCGTGCCGAGCTACGTGCTGCGCTCGGTGTTCACCACGCGCGGCGACATCGTGGTCTATGACGGCACCAACGTCTCGCGCCTGGGCGCGGGCAGCCAGAGCCAGGTGCTGGTGGTGAACACCAACTCCGCGACCGGCCTCT